AGCCATACTAGTTTACCGTCAGAAACTACGGGACTGGCCTGCAAAAAACGAAGACGGTGAATACATCAATGGCTTTCCAGACACAAGACCAGAGGTGGGCTAATGGCATTAACCAAAGTAAAAGCAGGTGTCATTGCTGACGATGCTGTAACTATTGCAAAACTTGCTGTCACTGATGGAAGCACAGGACAAGCACTGATAACTAACGGTTCGGGTGCTTTGTCGTTTGCCACAGTTGGCGGCTTGTATAACGCTTGGCTGGTTAAGACGGCTAACTACACTATGTTGTCTGGCGATCAAATAGTAGGCAATCATGCTACTACTGCGTTTACTCTTACACTCCCAGCTAGTCCATCAGCAGGTGATGTTGTTACTGTTAAGAACGTAGGGGCAGCATTAATTACTGTAGGTCGTAACGGCTCAAATATTAATTCGGTAGCTGGAGATGCTCAACTGCCACAGAATAACGCAGCACAGTTGGTCTACGTGGATAGCACAATTGGCTGGACAACTATTTAAGAGGTTATAGACATGGCAGTAATAGGAAGTAGAGACAGTTTAAATCGCGACCCAGCAAAGATGCCAAGATTTAACTCTGAATCAGAATACACTGGTATTATGCTAAATGAATCTTATAAGCACATGAACGGTAGTGAGGTTTACAGAACTAATATTTTAACAGCCGTTATTGATACTAACAGCGTAGCAAACCAGCAAAGAACAGTATATAGCGTTAGCGGGAAAGGTGGGTTTTTGGTATTTGCGTTTGGGAACGGAACGGCTGCCACGAACATAGGAATTGCAACAACATTTATTATCACTGTTGATGGCGTAGCAACCACCGTAGCTTTACCTACGTCTGGAGGCTTACAGTACCCAAGAGGGTTTTTAGGCGCACCCGCTGGAACTGGATACAATTCCAGTATACCCCAGCTCTTTAACACGCCATTAGGGTTTCTGACATCAGGCGGTGGCACAGAAAGTGCAAATAAAGATAATATGTGTTTTGAGTACTCAGGGTCGTATACGGCTTACCCTGTACGAGTTCTTATGCCTAATTTGCTGATGGCTAATTACAACCCTCAAGCATGCTTACGTTTTGAAAATAGCCTTACAGTTTCGGTAGCAACTAATCACAGCACCTCTAGCGGCAACGCCAGAAAAGCAGGTTGTTTAGTTCGGCTAGATAGTTAAGGAGAAAATAATGACTACCCCAATAAGTGAAACAGTATTAGACAACGGCCTGACTAGGTTTCAGTATGATGGTTGGTATGAAGATAAGATGGTCAATGAGGCTGTTGAGCCAACTACCGCTGAGATAGAGGCAGATGCCCGTCAGTGGCGTGACATGGAGCTGAGTGGTTCTGATTGGATAGTGCCTACGACTGACCACCCCCAACACGCTGCTTATATGACATATCGTGCAGCGCTACGCGATTGGCCCGCAACCTCTGATTTCCCAGACACTAAACCAACTTTAGGTAGCTAAAATGATTGCAGAGATCAGTCTGGTCGTTGGTGCGCTTAAAGGCATTAACGATGCTATAAAAACTGTAAAAGAGTCAGGCAGTCACATCAGTGATCTGTCCGGCATTTTTACCAGCGTGACTGAGACGCAAGTGGCCGTTGACAATATCGAAGCTGCTGTCGAGGAAGATGGTGGTGTTTTGACGCAAAAGCAAGCATTGGAGATCGCGTGGGCAAAAAAAGAACTGGCAGATATTCAAAAAGAGTTAAAGAAACAAACGCCACGCGATGTTTGGAGAACAATGCTGTCTGTTCAGCATAAAAGTGTCATGGACAATAAGCAGCGTCTTGAAAAAGATCGTCTTAATAAATTGCGTAAACAATCTAAGAATGAAGACATTTTAAAAAATGTCATTGGCTATGCACTTTTATTAGTCGTGCTATACGCAGCTTACTTTTTTTATGGGAAATAACATGCAACAAACTATTGCTATACCGACTTGGTCAGTGCCTGTAATAGCCGCAGCATTGTCATTTCTCATGGGGTACGCAGCGATGGTTGAACGCGCTGCCGCGCAAGAGGCCAACAGTGATCGTATTGAGCAAATTGTGAAAGAGGTGGCTGACAAAACTGCTGAAATTGGCGTTGACAGCCGATTAAACCAGCAGGCCATTGTGGAGATAAGCAACGGCCTCAAGCGCATGGAAGAAACTGCTAGAGCAAGCGATGCACGGTTGGCAGAATTGGTGCAGTTGATGATTACCGAAAGCCGAAAATAGCGGATTTTAGGTTGAACACTCAACCTTTGGTACAATTGACAACATAAAGATGATAAAAGAAAACTACCATCGACTGCAAACAGGCCAAGCTGGAGAATATCTAGCCGCGTCAGTGCTACAACGTCATTTCAAGACGATAGCTTTTCCCGACTTACCCGCACCATACGACCTAGTAGCAGAAAGCTACAGCGGTAATTTTTTAAGGTGCCAGGTGAAAACTGCTGACGCTGTGAATGTGGTAAATGGATATAGATACTGGCGATTTAACACAGCAAAAAGATCATCGTGTTACACAAATGACGAGATAGATTTCTTTGCACTGGTTTGCCTCCCCCGTCGATTGCTTTGTTTTCAAGGATTTGAGAATACGACTGCACTGTCAAGACTCCGCGAAGATGATTTTACAGAGCGACTTGAAATGGAAACGCTTAACGAAGTTTTAGGTGAACACCTATGAGTGATTATAAATATTTCAAAATATCTGACTTTGACTGCCAAGAAACGGGGGTCAACTTTATGGAAGATGAATTTATTAAAAAACTAGATCATTTGCGAGAAGCCTGCGGGTGGCCGTTTATCGTCACATCAGGATACCGGGACACGTCACACTCTGCTGAGATTAACAAGGCGAATGGTGGCGGGTATCACACAAAAGGGGTTGCCGCAGATATAGCCGTATCAGGTGGGAAGCAGAAGCATGACATTGTTAAACATGCCACTGCGATGGGGTTTTCTGTCGGAGTCGCTAAGACGTTTGTTCATGTTGACACCCGCATGGATACCTCAGTCATCTGGACATATTAAGTGAATATTTTAGCGGGAATTCTTGGATCAGTCGCAGACGTTGGTAAAACGTACTTGACAAACAAGGCCGCAGTCAAAGCGGCCAAGCACGAAGCGACAATGTCGACGATTCAGAATGATGCGGATTGGGAATCTAAGATGGCAGATGCGTCTGCGTCTAGCTGGAAGGATGAGTTTTTTACAATAATTTTATCGGCTCCTATATTTTTCATAGGTTATTCAATCGCGGTTGATGATCCAACAATCGTTGTGAGAGTGAAAGACGGGTTAAACGCACTAAGCGAATTACCGGAATGGTATCAATACCTATTATTTATTGCAGTGTCAGCGTCTTTCGGTATTCGCGGAGCCGACAAGCTGATGAATTTGAGGAAGAAGTAACATGGCCCTAGAAACTACAACCTATATCGATGGATTGGTTGCCACTAACCCAACGTCCAGTGACAATGTTGGCGATGGTGATAATCACATTCGCTTAACCAAAAGTGCAATCAAGCAGACTTTTCCAGCCATCGCGGGTGCGGTCACGGCAACGCACACTGAAATAAATACTGGCGTAGAACTTGCCAACACGGCAACAAACTTGAACACAGCGAATGCAGTTGTGAAAAGAGATGGCAACGGTAATTTTGTCGCCTCCCAGATCACAGCGACCAGCATCACCACTGGCAATATTACGATAACAGGAACTGTTACTGGTAGCCTCACAGGTAATGCTTCAACTGCATCGAATGCAGTTTTGGCCGCACAAGCTGTCAAGTTGCAGACTGCCAGAACAATTGCTTTGGCAGGAGATGTAACTGGAACTGCTTCTTTTGACGGTTCAGCGAATGCGACCATCACATGTGCTATTGATGGGTCGCAGCACACACATGTGATGGCTGACATAACTGACTTATCGGCAGAACTTTTACGCATCCAAGGTTTAGTTTCTGGTTCAGCAGTGACATCTGCAGGGAAGTGGACAACACCTCGTACACTATCTTTGGCGGGAGATTTATCAGGATCAGTTAGCATCGACGGTAGTGCAAATGCGACGCTAAACGCTACTGTATCTGACAACTCACACTCACACACAATTGCTAATGTTGCAGGCTTGCAAGGCGCACTTAACGCCAAGCTAGAGTCAACATCAAATGCAGCAACTGCAACAACGCTCCAAACTGCACGTTCTATTACACTCTCTGGCGATGTGACAGGTAGCGCATCATTCAACGGCAGCGCAAACGTGAGCATAAACGCTCAAATTGTAAATGACTCACACTCACACACGTTGTCAACAATTGTCGGTTTGGACACAGCGCTTGCAGCAAAGTTAGATAGTACAGCGTACACAGCTTCAGATGTACTCAATAAAATAAAAACTGTTGACGGTGCAGGCTCTGGTCTTGACGCTGACCTTCTTGACGGTCTTTCTTCTGCAAGTTATTTGCAGACAACATCTTCATCGCTTACCGCTAATGGATACGTTGCTTTGAACAACGGACTTCAACTGCAATGGGGAAGTGTCAGTATCGCTGGTAACGCGGTAAATGCTGCCGTCACATTCCCAACAGGATTTGGCAATGGCTGTTTGCAAGTGGTCATATCAATGAAGGACACGGGCGTTTCAACAAAAGACAATTACTCACTCGGCACGTCAGCCTTCACAACAACAGGCTTCACCATTACTAATGGTGTCGGTGATGCAAGAACATTTACCTACTTTGCAATTGGTTACTAAATAATGGCATTTGTCCCGCTTCGGAAAATTGGCAGTGGCGGCATCGTCACCGACCAAGACCCATACGACTTGGAATTGACACAGTTTCCAGATGGTAACAACGTGCAATTTCACGAAGGGCGCATTGGTAAATCTTTGGGCCACAGCATTTCAAACGCACTGGCATTTGACCCAACGCATGTTCAGGGCTGGCGATACGCGGGAAACAACACAGTTATAATCGGTTCTCTCAATCAGCTATATCGGTATAACGGCACGGCAGTTGCCAACGTGACAAAGACAAGTGACGCTACAAATTACTCTAACTCACCACGGTGGCAGTCGGAGCAGCTAGGTCTGGCGATGATGTTAAATAACGGTAGCCAGACCCCGCAGTACATGTTGCCTACCGGAACACGATTTGCTGACTTACCTAACTGGCCCTCAACGGTTACAAGCAACTGTATAAAGCCGTATCGAAGTTTTCTTATTATGGCGGGTTACGAGACGGCTTCAACGAAGCACCCGTATACGGTGCGTTGGTCTGATGAATACAATCCGACATCCGTGCCAGGGGATTACGACATCACATCAACGACTAACCTCGCTGGTGAGAATGTTCTTTCTGGTAATAATGGCGAATTAATAGATCAAATGACGCTCAACAACTCGCAGATTATTTATGCTGAGTCGGGTGTTTTTGCGATGGACTTCATAGGCGCACCTTTTGTATTTAGCTTTCGTGAAGTGTTTGGCGATGACGGCATTATCAACAGAGGGGCTGTGGCTGCTTTTTTCAACAAGCACCTAGTTGTCGGCAATAATGATATTTATATTCACGACGGCAACAGCAAAGAATCAATTGTTGATAAGAGAGTGCGAAGAACATTCTTCAATGCCGTACAAGACACCCGTTCAGTGTTTTGTCACACTGTTGAAGATAAATCAGAAGTGTGGATATGCTATGCCGATGAAGATGCTGACAATGTTTTAAGCGCAAATCGCGCACTTGTATATAACTGGGCGCAGAACGCCTTTACGTTTATCGATTTACCGAATGTTCGCTCACTGACATCCAGCGATGTTCTCGACACCACTGGCGGCTGGGACGCGAACAACCTGACCTGGGCAAACAGCAACGAGTATTGGTCAACGTCTAGCCTTAACACCACCAACAAAGGTATCGGGGTTTATGCGGCTGGTAGTGAAAACAGCAAGCTGTACTTAATGAACAGCACTCACGGTGCGGCTGGTCAGCCTCTCAATGCTTATCTGGAGGCCACTAAGATAGATTTAGACACTGTGCTTGGAAAAGCCAATAACGCCATCAAGCAGATGGTTGGAATACTCCCCCAGATCGAAGGCCAAGGCGAAGTATCGATTTCTATAGGTGTGAGCGATTCACCGCAAGGCGGCATCCGTTGGAAAGCACCAGTGATTTACAACATCGAGTCAGATCACAAAATTGACGTAAGAACGTCTGGACGTTATTTCGCTTTTAGAATAGAGAGCAATCACGTTGAAGACTTTTGGCGACTTACTGGGTTAGATATTGATGTTTCGGAGGTGGCTGGTCGATGAGTTATCATCTTAGTCCATCATCGGCAAGCACCGTCAATGACCTTCGCGGCTGGATCAGCAACGAATTAATACGAGTGGGCTTGGCGATCTCAACTGAGTCTCAAACAACAACAATACCCGTAATCAATGCAGAACCTTCAAAGCCTCAAATCGGTCAAGTTGTTTTTGCAGACGGCACAAATTGGAATCCCAGCGGCGGTCGTGGTCTTTATTATTACGACAGCGGTTGGACTAAAATAGCATAGGACAAAATCATGGGTTTATCTTTCGGCAGTTCATCAAGTCGCAACTCTTCTAACAGCAACGCCAGCACTTTTGTTGATCCGAATCAGCAACCGTTTCGCCAAGACTTAATGCGCCAAGCGCAGAATTTGAACGCGCAAGGTATGCCAGTTGAGAACGTAGCTGGCCTCAACGATACGCAGCTAAACGCGATGGGTATGGCGAACCAGGGGGGCCAGATGCAGGCTGGCGCGGGTGCGAATGTCATGGGCCTTGGTGCCGCGCAGACTGCAGGCACAGGCGCTGCTATGAACTACGCAGGCGGTGCTATGGGTGGTAGTGCTGGCGCGGGTATTAACACTGCGATAGGCGCAGGTAACTCATACGCTAATGGCGTTATGGGAATGAACGCGGCGCAGGGCGGCGGTGTGAATCACGGCATGGCAGGCAGCATGGCAGGCAATGCTAGTCAAATGAATGCGGCCAGCAACAGTGGTATTAATATGGGGAACGCGCAGGCCATCGGTGGTCTGGCGCAAAACTCAACAGCCGCATCGGCCAACGGGTTTAACGCCAACACTGCTACTCAGGCTGGAGGCTTGGCAACTGGTGCAGGTATCGCCCAGAACCAAGGCATCAACACAAACAACCTCAACAGCTATATGAATAACAGTGTGTTGAACGGTCAGATCGATGCGGCGAGCAGAGACATCACACGAAATCTCAATGAGAACCAATTAACAGGTATTGCGTCCCAAGCGGCTGGTACAGGCAACAGTGGCTCAAGTCGCGCAGGCGTTGCCGCAGGTATCGCTATGCGCGGCGCGGCTGATCGGGTTGGCGACATATCGGCCAACATGCGTGGGCAGGCTTACAACGCTGGCCTAAACATTGAGGCTGGACGCGCCAACCAGAACGCCCAACTTTTGCAGGGCGGCAACCAGTTC